AAGAAGTTTAGCGACAACCTCTACTTCTGTGCGTGGAAGGATACAAGTTATTGTCCCGTCACCGTTATCTGTAGCCTCTAGATCTGTTCTTGTTTGTCCATGAACAATGTTGGCAGAATTTAGATCAAAAGAATATTTTTGTTTAGTCTCGCAAGCTGGGCAATCTACATTAGTTTCATATTTGTTTCCATAACCAGAAACTCTTGCTGAGATAATGATAGCATTTCTGTCACCAACTAGTAATGTAGATGGGTTGATAGACTTATCAACAATAAGGCTTTGAATTAGTCTATCGAGGGCAACACCCTTTTTGAGAAGGTTTCTTGAAGTAAGAATATCTTCTTCTTTGGTTGTCATTTGCTTGATCTCAATAGTATCTTTGTTATGTAGTGGATGCCCTTCAGGATAAAATCTTCCCTGTGATGGAAGATCTACAAACTCTGTAGGCACAACGAACGAAAAGCCCCCTCCTGCCTGCGGCGGGGGGCTTGTATCTCTCTGGTGAACGCCTCCAAGGCGGTCTTGATTTCGGGACAATTTGCACCTCTCGTATTAGTATTGTCTCTATGGTTTGAAGAACTCTCTACCACCGCTACCCTTAGCAGCAGCAGAACCATTAGTAGTTTCAATCCTTGCCCAGTCATATCGCAAGGTGACTGAAATCTCTGTTAACTCGTCATCACCATAAGCTAGTGACTCACCATATTTGATATCTTCGATGTATGGGTTCCAAAGAGTCCAGGTTTCAAGTGGGAGTCCATCAGAATCAATTTGTGTTACTGTAACAGAACCTAGGGCGCTTGCTGCCTTAGCCTTCGACACAGTGCCCAGTGCAGTAGTGTCAGTAGGAGGAGCATAGCCAGCCTGTGTCATTATATCAGAAAAAGTAGCTGACATATCTGGATCAGCAGGATCTACCATCACTATAGTTACTGGATTCCAAGTAATGGAACCAGGATAATTAAAAGTGTGGTTTAGGTATTTGTGCTCTGCATTTGCTACTGCAAATGAGGGCTTGGCGGCGGTCTTGGCATACCAAGCGACGGCACCACCGGGGGTAGCATCGATTCCACCAAACTCAACAATAAATCTAAAGTTACGTTTGGGATCTTTGAGTTCAGCATTTTGGCTAAAGTCGGTTGACCAGAAAGGCATTTGTTAGGTTCTCCTGTTATTCATAAATAAGTAGTCATGAGGGGGGAAAACCCCCCTTCATTTATTAGTCGTCAAATGAGGCCCCTGTGGAGGCAATAATAAAGTCAATGGCAATGTATTCGATTGCTCTAGCGGGCTTGACCATAATCTTGGCATACATGATATTCTGATCAATCAAGTCTGGAGTTGTTGTGCTCTCGTCTAGAATGAGTCGGTAATCAGTAATACCGAATGTTGTCTTAACATTTGCAAGGAATGGTTCAATAAGACCCTTGAAGCGTGTCCAGGTAGCCTGAACGTTCTGCTCGAAAAGAATCTGTGTAGATAGGATGGAAATCTGCTTCTTAAGATAGATAACCAAACGACGAACGTTGATTCTGTCGAGGGCAGATGGCTTCTCTTGTAGAGTCTTCTGTCCGAAGACCACGATACCTGTGCTTGGGAAGCTTGCGATTGGGTTAATGCGAGCCTCGTAGAGGATATCGCGCTCCTTGGAGGTTAGTCTGCGCGAAACGCCTGTGACTGGAATACCAGCAGCGCCATCAGAGAGTCCGCCTCGGTTAAAGCCTGCGGGAGCAAACCAAATCTGGGAGGACTTCTCGGAACTTGCTAGAGTACCCATCATGGCTACCGAAGGTGGTACCCATAGGGACTGCCCGGTGGGCTCATCCAAGGACTGGACCCATGGATAATAAGTTGCACCGTAAGAAGAGTCGATTTTTCGTGTGCGCAAGTTGTTGGCAGCTTGTGTGGGAGAGTCGCCTTGTCGATTAGACTTATCGCCATCATCATAGGTCTCATGATTTGGCTTATACACATCGGGCAAGTCAATAACGGCCATAGCATCTGCTCTGTCTTCACAAACATTTACCATATGTGTTGTTAGTCCGTCTCTAGTAAGACCTGGGACTGCCAAGAGGTTCATATCCACAAATTCTGGATCCGCCACAGTATCAATAGCACGCTTATAAGTGTTATAAATGTAACTTGTTTTATCAGTTGAGGTGGAACTCATGCCAGTATTGTAAAGTGGATCTGGTTTTGTGATATCAAAGCCATCAAAGCCACCCCAAAGAGGCATCGTGAAGCGATCGTAACCATCATCAATAAGATCTTTGTAGGAACCACTAGTTCTAGAAGTACCAGCAACACGAGAACCAGAGGAGTAATAGGCTCCAGTTGTGTTCACGATAATATCGTCCATTGTAAAGATGTAAGAGTAGCCTACAGTTCCAGTACCATCAGTATCAGACCAGCTATCAGCTAACCAGCGCCTGTGATAGTCTTTCATGGACATATCTCCACGGGTGCTGTCTATGGTTCTGGTTGTTTGAAAACCAAAATATGCGTTTGTCTGGTCAGACATTCCGCCATCTGATGCAGAGTGACGGAGTCGCGCAACGGGCCAAGTCAGAGAGCCTGTGAAGTTGCCAATAACGCCACTAAGGAAACGATTGGCTACCGCGCCATAAACACTATCTGCATCAAGGTATTTGTTCGTAATAGCGTCATCTGAAGCAGAACCACTCCAATCGATCACAGAAGAGAAATTTGGAGGACCATAATATCCAAATGGTACAGAAGAAGGGTTGCCAGCATTGACTTCACTTACATATATAAATTTTGACTGGTTTGGGTAGTCGCCATAGAGACGCAATCTTCTTTCCGATTCTACCCAGGAATAATATTGGTTTCCAATAGCCTTTTCAATATATTTAGGCGAAGTAGGATCTAGAGTTAGGTTATCAAATCTTTCTAGAACAACGGGGTTGCTGTCTGTATCTGTTAGGGAGCGTAGCACTATAGAGAAGGTTCCATACTCAGTAGTATCGGTATTAGAATAACGAATTTTTTCAATGGAAATCTTTACGTTCTTGTTGAGCCATTCGCCGTGCCCGCGACCCTTTAGTTTAAAGAGTTTGTCTGTTGCGGTAGCGACAAAAGCAGAAGAGGCTCCCTGATCCTGTCCAATAACCCAGCCAGTTTGAGCTTCCTGTGTCGAGGTGTTCATTTTGTGCGGACCAGTTGTCCCGTTACTGATTGCCTGGATAACACCAAACACCTTGGTGCCAATAATGCTTGTGGAGCTACCAATAAGGGAGCCCTCGCCACCATCTCTAAGCTCTTGCTCGAATGTTTCGCCTAGCCAATAGTTTCTTTCAAGATTGGAGGCATAAAAGTCGCCACCCGCAACCAATTGAGGGTTGGTGTTAAAAACTTTTCGGATAAACCTATCACTCGAATCATCAAAGTTGAAAGTAAAGGTCTTGTTTGAATCATCAGATGCAACAGCACCTTCAAGCACAACTGTAAATTTGCCTTCTGCATCGCTTTCAATAACTTTTCCAACACCCTGGGCATTCTTTATTGAAGCGGCTGCTCTTGCTACGCTACCACTAAGCTGCACAGAAGCATCTTCATCAACATACCAAATTGCAGCAAGAGAGCCAGTACCTAGGTTAGAGGCAGTGCCCTCGCCGCCAGTAATACCGGAACTTGAAGGAAAAACCCACAAACCAAAAGCACCACCGTTCGAGCCAATTGTCGAGGCGGGATCGTTTGTTGTCTTCCAGCCCGCAACACCATCGGAAGTTTTGTTATCGTTTTCGACACCAAGAAGGCGAACATAGGTTACAGGGGCAACTGATGCGTTTAAGAAAGCCTTTGCGGCATAAGTGCCGTACATTGGTGACTGATAGTTTCCATCACGATAAATATCTCCACCTGCGTTTCCAGGGACAGTATCACCATACATGGTCAGGAAGTCAGAATATGACTCAACCTTAACTGGCTGCATTGCTAAACCACGAACAGAGCGTCCAATAATCACAGGACCGATAGCGTCGGGGCGGCGGGGTCTAAACGAGTTGTCGATCTCGTTGATGAAGACACCAGGAGATACAAATTTAAAACTTTTTACGGGCATTACTTAATCCTCACTTTGTAAATAACATGCTAAAAAGCACTTTCAATCATAGTGTAAATAGTAGCCTGTTTCTTGAACGGACTTCAGGATATGTTTAGTCCATAAAAAAGTTATCGTTTCCGTTTGGAACCACGCTTTCTCTTGGAAAAGTTATCTCAACAGCATTTTCTTCTTTTCGTATTATCGGGCGGTCGTCATTTTCACCCTCGCCTATGAGATAACCCAATACTCGTATACTTATTTCACTAGTAAACTGCCTTTCGTCTTCTCCGAGGTTGGCGACGTTATTGGCATGAGCGAAGCCCTGGTCGATAAAAGCTTCATAGAGGTGACCATTTCTACGCATTACAAATGAATTTATTTGCCCTGTTCTCGTCATAAAGGGTTGGGTTAAATCGTTCATTTGCTGTTGATATTCAGTCTTAACAACTATCTTGTAATCAAGATTGATATAGATTGGAATAGGAATGGTCAAGAATTGATAGACTACTTTTTTGTTAACTCTCGGGAAGTATTTCTGCCTAGTTCCTGAAGTATTTGTGCGTGTATTGCCTACAACAGCAAAGTTTCTTGTCTTATCTTGCTTGATGCGCTTAGCTATAACCATACGTCCTGTGCGGCCATTACGATCATTAGAATAAAGATGCGCCTGGAACCCGCCTTTTCTTTCTGGATCTTTGGTTATTCCTGTTCTCTCAATAGTGACAACGGGTAAAGTTATTGCTCCTGAGCTATGATCATCTGGGTGGCGCAAGTCTTTGTCGTTTTTTATTTGAAATGCTCTCTCGGGAGTTTGCCACAACACAGGCACACGCTTGTTGCCCTCGTTAGTTATTGTTGAGAGTTCAAGATCCTCTTTTAACCAAGATACCATCGCATAATCGATATCCTCAATACTTGAACCAAGCATACCCAGTTCTTTGAGAGTAAATTCATTCTTATCTACTGGTAGTTGGGCAAAGTCAAAGTTATTAGGTAGCATCGAATAGTCCCTTGCGTGCTCTCTTACATAGAGCAGAAATCTCAAATGTGTGATTTACTTGGCCAAATAGCCTTCTAGAAGAGGAAAGTTTCACAATTTCGTAATATAGGTCCCCATAGAGAACAAAATCGCCTTCTCGAACAAACAAATCTTGATCTTCGGTTAATCTTCTTTTGTGAAAGTGAACTGTGATCTGCGATAGGTTGTCAACGCCGACGGAGTCAAGATAAGTTGTATCGTCTTGTTCAAACTTGACGAGAGCATATACTCGTATCGGGGGCAAATAAGTTTTTTCTACTGCCTCGCCATAAAGTTCGTGAAAGCTTGTTGTCTCAAGATCAATAGGATAATAGAGTATCTGCTGACCGATTACTTTTTCGATCAGTTCGTCGTTTACTTGCTTTACTAAGTCACGCTCTTTCTTTCCAAGAAAGAGTGGAGGAGGAGGAGCATCTGGTCTGGACCATTCATTAGACATTTATTTATCCTACGAAGATTGGTAGTGGGCTTCGTCGTAGCGTTTCTTCTACAGCAGTAACCTTCTCTTGATCTTTCTTTGCTAGCTCAACATATTCGATCTCTTTGAGCATATCTGTTAGCTTCTGTCGTAAATCATCTTTTTCTTTTTGTGCCTCGGCAAGAAGCGAAGAATAGTTGAGAGTCACAGACTCGCCAGGAATAGGGACAGTCTGGAACTTGCCGCGAACTTGGCCCAGCATCTCCTTACATAGTGCGAGAGCATAGTTGCGGATCCATTGCTTACCCATAGAGTTGATATTCTCATAGGGAAGGTTATCAAATGGAAGCGTATTGATATTGTTGACACCTTCGACTCCTGTATTCGTATCGTCAGCTTCACCCCACGAGTTATCAGCAATTCTAAAACGGACCCATACTCGATCCAAATATCCAGCAAAACTATCCTCTCCCCGAGGTTTTGGATAAAGCCTCAATTTGTTATCTATGATTTCATAAGAATAGTGCGAAACTCTTGTATAAAGAGAATCCTCATACATTATTGCTTGTAATTTGTTTTGCCAAGTCGGCACTACCTCAAAGGTGGAATCATCAGCATACTGCCCGTAGGTAGAGTAGTTTCCAACGACGCCCATACCACCATAATAGCCATAGAAGCGCCACATCGCCACAGGAGAGCGATAAAAAACTTTATCGATGATAACCCTACTGTCAGAAACTTTTCCAGCATAATCGACAGCATCGCCGTTATCGTTTACTCCAGATGCCGAAGAAGATGAAATGATGGACTGAAGATCATAATCTTGTTTATTTCTAACAGTCGTAAACGAAGCAGAATAGATACGAGTTGTCCCACCAATACCAGCCATAGTAGCTACGCCGTCGCCAACTTTATTTGCATAAGAAAGGGTGATTTTAGGATACTGTAGGTTTACGCCCGAAGGACCTGAAACAGAATCTCCTAAATGGTTAAATGTGCCTGTTACTTTTCCAAGAGCATCTGAAAGAATGTTCTTGCCTTGATGCATGTTTAGAATATATGAATACTCCAGAACAGCTTCTTCATAGGCAGCATAAACATTAGCATTTGTAAGCTCAACATCTACAACATCACCACCGAGGCGTTTATATACAAAATTTACTTGTAGGGCAGCGCCCGTTATAAATGCTGCGGATCCCGTATACATCCCAAATGGAACTGCTGATGCGACATCAGAAGCGGAACCTGTGGATGAAAGAATAACTGCACTAGTTTCAGATTTTGGTTGTAAGTTTGTAGGCATTCATAGAGCCTCCTGTTCGTAGTAAATAGTGAAAAGACAAACAAAAGCCCCCCATCAATCAAGGTGGGGGGCCAACAAACATTAGTTTGTATTATTCTGCTTTAGCAGCCTTCTTTTTTGGTGCGGCTCTGCGTGGTTTAGCGGGTGCTTTTTTAGCACGAGCTTTAGCCTTTTTAGGGGCAGGTGCAGCTTCTACAACTACCTCTTTTTTTGCTGCCTTCTTTCTTTTTATATGTAGATGTCGACTCATTCATAAACTCCTATCATACGTCATCAAAGACGTTGTAACCATAAAGCCTAAGAACGAACTTACCTGCGGTATAGTCAGCGTCTGTTGAGCCAGAACTAACTAGATAAAGATATTTATCATCCAAATCAGTACCAACATCTAGATTCTCACCATCTGTACCTAGTGCTTGGTCGGCAGCAGCAATCAATGCCACACCACCACCAAGCATATCGTTACCGGAACCACTAGCATTTGTGGCATACCACACACCAATGTGATCTTCACCACCAAGGGGTGCCTCAACACAGATTAGCTCAGCAGCAACCACAATACCAACTGCGTCGTTGGCGCTTGAGGTACCATTAACCTGCATAATATGTGCGTTACTGTGCGTACCACCTGATGAACTAACACCGATTGCCTTAACAGCAGTTGTTCCTGTACCGGTGGTAGAGAAAGAGTGGGTGGCACCAGCGGCGGCAGCCAAGTCAATTGTGATGTCTGTGGTGATTAGCTCACCTTGACGAAATCTTGATTGAGAGCCAATGTTACTCCCCATACCAGCACCAGCGGTGGAGGTTAGCGATTCACCTGATTTATTTAAGTCATATAGCCTTCTACGGGCTACTCTTCTACTTCCCATAATGTTTTCTCCTTTTTATTATGTTATTGCAATAACTTGTCCTATTCAATGATTCATTACCAGCCACCTCGACAATGAGCCTTTCTATGGGCAGTGGCCTCGCCCAGAGGAGAATATTTCAAGTTACTTTAAATAGTGCCCTCAAAACAAAAACCCCCTACCGAAGTAGGGGGCTTAAGGTTTGAATACCTATCTATCAGGTAGTGTATTCCTCACCAAGTAGACCGCGCACGATAACTAGACCGTACATGTCTGGACGAACCATCTTCTTGGCATAGCGAGTCATCACGCCCTTGCGAGGCACGAAGTCTTCGGGTCCGAAGATGGTGGGAGTGGTCTGTAGTGGCACATAAGGTGCGTACACATAACCAGACTCTAGGAAGCTAGAGCCACGGCGACCGACTAGGACCACGTTGCGGAGGAAGTATGGGTCAACAATGACATCAAACTTCTTGCTTAGTGAACCAACCTTGAGGGCGCCAACGGTACCCTTCTCATCGTCGTGAGTGACGCTTGCACGGAAGCCAGCGGTGAACTCAAGGATGTTGGCAACTTCAGGTCCGCAGACGAGGAAGTTAGCACCACCACGTAGAGTCTTGCGATGGATAGCAGCGGACACATCGTTGATGGTCTCAACTAGAGTCTCATACCACTCGGAGACAGTACCGGTGAAGTCAGGAGCAGCAGTTGCTGCACCAAGAGGAGTACCGGTTGAGTCCACGAATAGACCTGGAGCACGAGACCAGTAGCGGGTAGCTGCGGTAGCACCGTTCACGAGGTCAGCTAGGATCTCACGGTCAATCTCAAGAGCAATCTGCTCGGAGAGAAGACTGGTAAGCTCGACCTCAGCATCCAAGTTGTGGTATGCGTTGAGATCCTGACCAAGCTCTGGGGTCCACTTGGCCTTGAGCTTCTTGGTCTGAGCGGTCACTGCGATTGAATCCACCTTGATGTCGATCTCTGGGATTTCGGCGTTACCTTCGAGACCCCAAGGAGTGGCACCAATAACTGCACCAACTGTAGCGGCAGCATCGATCTGGTCCTTGAGAGGGAACTTGATCTTTCCAGCATCAAGAGCAGCACCAAGGGCCACAGCAGTATCACTTTCAGTAAGCTGTGCGGGCTCGTCTGTTGCGATGAAGAGACGAACGGCTGCTGCCTGTGAGGTAATACCGGACTGGTATGGGGCACCACGAGTGTCGCTAGAAACTCTACGAGTAAGGCGACGCACCATCTGACAGGCATCAATACCAGTTAGGGTACCGATACCAGTTGTGGCGTTAAGAGCAGTAAGCAGATCGTTACCGCTTGTGGTGGCATTGATAATGTCCTCTAGAGACACTGCTGAGAGATTGTCGAAATCAATATCGGTTAGGTGATCTTCAGCAATATCAAGAACAATCATACCTGTTGTGGTTGCGGAAAGAAGATCAGGATCGAAATCAATTAGCTTCTTTCTGGTCTCAGAAACAGAGCCATCTAGCTTAAACAAGGATGAGACGGCTGCATCTGCCTGGTTAGCGGTAGCTACGCTGGAGCCAGTTGGGCTTGCATAAGCATAACCGCGAGCAGATTGACGAGGACCAGAGAAGTCTCCACCAAAGGTATCAACTATGTTTACACCGCCAGTGAGTTCAGAAGCAACCTTATCGGTGCCGTAAACAGACTTGTTGGCAATGTTACCCATGCGGCTTGATTGGGAGCCAGTACCTAGCTCACCAGAGAAGGTGAAATCTAGGAAGAAGATGAGACCACTTGGTAGGCTCATTGGCTGAACGCTGACGAGATCGTTGGCGATTAGACCAGCGAACACGCGGCGGACGATTGGGAATGCGACGGCTGCGAAGCCTTCCACATCACCAGCAGCCATTGAGGTGCTCTCGCGGAGTAGCTCCTTGGCCTGGTTTTCGAGTAGGCGAGACATAGTGTTCTGCTGACGCTCTGTCTCTAGACCCTCTAGGAGACCTGTTTTCTTCCACTTGCTGAGAAGGGCGTGGGACTCTGCACGCATATCACGGTTGACTACACCTTCGGTGAGTCTCTGTACGATACTAGACATTTTTAAATCCTCCTTAAAATTTGATTTATATTCCTGCTAGTTTACGCATTCTCGCTGTGAAGGGATCCACTTTGGGCTCTTCTTTGCGAGAAGCACGGATAATGGAGCTTGGACGGGTGATAGCTTCGTTCAGCGATTTTGGACTGGCTTTTGGACCAGCCTGCACTGCACTTTGAAGTGTCTCGTGTATTGTCTTAGCTTCCTCAACCGAACCAGCTTTAGAAATCGCTTCGACAATTCTTTGTTTTTGTCGCTCATTCAAGGAGGTATTTCCAAGCACTCGGTTAGTGTAAAGTAGACGTGCATTACTAAGATTTACATCCTGCACGTTTTCCTTAAGTGAACCAACTACAGACTTGTAATTGGCCAAAGTTTCTTTTAGTTTCTTGTTCTCGAAGACTAGTTCTTCTTGCGCTTGCTTGAGCGCATCTAGTTCTTCTTCCATATCGGTGCTGCGGCGTTTTGCCAACTCAAGCTCCATCTGGTGTTTGGTGTCCTCGGAGGAACGACCAGCCCAACCAGAGAGGGAGGCACCCATATCTACAGTAAGTTTTTCCATAATAGCATCAAGGAGAGAGTCGGAGATCTCGATCTCTTCTACAACCTCTTCTGACTCCTCTGCTTCTTCAAGACCAGCCTTTTCCATCTGGTCGGCGTCGGCTTCCATAGCAGCAGCCTCGCCAGCCTCTGTATCATCAGCGAGAGTAGCCTCATCTTCAGAAAGAATGTTGGCAACCATCTCCATAATAGCCTCTTCATCAAGTTCTATTTCTTTTTCTTCTACAACTGGAGTTGGCTCTTCATCATCAAGATCACCAGGGCATCCGGCCTCTTCAAGGGTATCTTCACCCTCAACTTCTTCACGGAGAGACTTGAGGGCTTCTGCGAGTTCTGCGAAATCTACTGTGACTGTGGCTTCGTCGCCTTCAGTAACACCATCAAGTTCAGCGACATCCTCGGTAAAGGCATCGGGGACACCTTCTGCGATCTCATCAGAGGCAACTTCCTCTTCCATAGTTCCTTCGGCAGCAGCAGGAGCCTCTTCAGCGCCGCCCAACATATCTTCTAGACCACCAAGTTCATCTTGTTCTAGTAGTTGGTTTAAGGTTGATTTAACCTCTGCTGAATACTTATCGATAATAGTTGCTTCTGCGTTCTTGAGCGCAGCCTCTTTCAAGGCTTTTGCGTCAACAATAGCCTGTTCCAATAGTGAAGACATGAATAAAAACTCCCATAAAATAGTTTTTCATTTTAAATAGTAGGCAAATAAAGTAAAAGCAGTTACTTTATTCGTCTGCGAGCAAAGCATCAAGAATAAGTCTTGCCAAGGCTCTACAGGTTGCGATATCTGGTGATTCGGAGTCTGTTGGATCGTAAGAGGCGAGTAAAGAACTGATTTCATCAGAGGAGATACATAGCTCTATTTTCTTTCCATCAATCTCAAGACCTTCTGGGAATATCTCTATGGCTCTTTTTACTAAATCTACTCTTTTCATTGTTCCATACTCAACTTTATAACTCCATATTGGATCTTTTGTTTTTGCTCGGCGTCTTCTAGCGCCGACACATTATTATATCTACCACCCAAGCCGACTTGTACATATAGGTCTACACTCCCTGTAAATGTTATTACTGCCCTGTCTGTAACATTTGTTTTATTGGAAATTGTATGAGTCATGTTGCCTCTTTTGTTATTATAGCTTATAATTGCTCTTACAATGCTATCATGATTTAGATTGGAGCCACCGACGCTTGCACCATTAGAAAAAAGCGCATTAGTAAAATCATTATCATTGCCTGTACTGGTATTGCTACCATCGTTATAGACAGCCGATCCGTTCCAAGCCTGATTGTTTTGAGCGTTTGAGCCAGTTGCTAGTGGATCTAAGGAATAGCCACATCCGAAGCCCAGGGGTGCCGGATTTGATGAAGACATCGGTTGCTGTACAACAATAAAAATAAAATCATCATTTTGAGTAAGTTGGTCCCCATCTGCATCGGTTAGTTTTTTGTACCATCTTGGACCATTGTAGGCAGCATTTGCAAATATATTTATTGTTCCCGCACTAATAGCATTTGTTGTAATCTTGACAGCATTGTCTTCAAAAGCTTGGGTTTTTATACCACTATTAATATCAACAAGGGTCCAACTGCCGTCGGTTATATCCACAGTCGTTAGTTCAAGGTTGGCCAAATTTGCATCTGGTTCTACCACCCAAACTCCATTTCTCAGCACCAAGCCTGCCATCAGTTCACACTCACTATATAATATTGAGTAGCGCCATCAGTAGCTATCGTAATAGCTCCGTAAGCAGCTTGAATCTTTACAACTCCTTGTCCATCAATATTTTGACCATTATGATTTTGGCTTGCACTAATGACAATATGGTTGGAGCCAGAACAACTTCCACTAACATCTTTGAAAGTAAATCTCTTTCCGGGGTCAAAAGTGCCAGCAGTCGGAAGCGAAGCGGTTATTGCTGAGCCAGTTGTAACGACCGCTATAAAATCATGATCTGCTGTAACATTAAAGTTTGCCTCAAAGGCATCAAAAGCATTTGAGCCGCCACCCACTCCTTGTAAGTTACTTCCATCACCATAGAAAGCAGATGCTGAAATATTTATCGAAGCCGAAAGATTGCCATCAACGGAAACAACACCACCAGCGGGATCTAGAACAATGTTTCCATCAATACTGCATGTAAGATGAGCAGCAGTGGCATTATCATCAACCGTTGTGAATGTGGTTGCGCCGTGGGTGGTGGTTTGAATCTGGAAATAATCGCCGTTATCGGCTGAACTTTCAATTCTAAGATCCACGCCACCGTCCTCAACATCAAGCTGGATTCCGTAGTTAATATCGCCGCCGCCCGCTTCGATCCTTACACCTTGAACGAAGGCGGTACCATTTGTTCCGCCTTGTGCGTTGATAAGTGCGCCATATACAAAGCTAGATCCGGCATTGGCAGCGTGCGTAAGCGTCGGCGTGACGTGCAAACCATACATATAGTTGGTGCCATTGGTGGCTGTGGTGTTATCCATATCAAGCTGGATACCGTACATGGTATTGTCTGAGGTGGAAGCGCCAGTTTTATCCCAGTCTATATCTAAGCCGACTATTGAGGCTTCAGTGAGATCGGAGTAATTCTTGTCTATCTTTACTCCTGTTTTGCCGCCGTCTGACTGAATTGCGAGCGCTTTGGCGTTAATTGCCCCAGTATGATTCTGAATTATGAGCGCAGTATTTCTTGTTCCTGTGTTTGGTGAATTATCATCAACATAAAGCGCATTACCAGTTGTTAGTCCGTCTGCACCAATAGCAAGCACTCTTGCTGTTGTTACATCGTTTGCTGTTATATTGACCACATTCGCATCAATATTGTTAGCATTAATATCAACGCACTGCTGGTCGGTGTCGTTATTGTTTAGCTGAAGAAGGGGTACGCCGTGAGCGCCGGCAGTAGCATGATTTTTAATTTCTAGTGTGGCGCCGGGGGATCCTGTGTTGTCGCCGATGCTCATCCTATTAGAAGAGCCCTCAATAAAGAGCATGTGGGATTCGTCGGCGGTCTCAACTCTAAAGTCGATATCCACACCACCTTCATTAAAAGTTACTTCGTTTTGAGTATCCTCGGTAAGATCAAGGAAATTGACGCCACCGGCTTGAAAGTTTATATCGTCAGTTGTAAAGTCGATGTATGTGTCTTCGTCGCCAACGTGAAAAACCTTCGCACCGACACCTAAGTCGCCAGATGCCGTTATATTTACGGTTGTGAGGGTATCCGTGGTTCCATTAAACGTTAGGTTACTATCTCCATTAAAGGCGCTTCCATTTTTAAATTGAATCTCTGTATCACTGCCGCCTGGGGGATATGTTGTGATGCTGCTGGCTACTGCTGTTGAGATCGCTGAATATAGCATATGTTTTGGTTTATTGCTATCTGCTGAATCAGCGATAATAAACTTATCATTATTAGCAGGAGAAGACTTGTTGGTCGCCAATGAAGTATTTATTCTTATCCCTGTTGATGTACTCTCAAGTCCACTAGAACTGGAAAGATTTACCTCAAGATTACCAGAATTATTGTTTAAAGAGTTTGTATCGAAAGCAATATTTGCTGCGGATACATTACCATCCAGAGCAGCCGCTGGAACATTTGTTAATCCTATGGCGGCGCCATAGAAAGCGGTTCCTGAAACATTAATTGAGGCAGAGATATCACCTATAATTGAAAGCGTAGAGCCATTGAACTGCATGTTTTGCTCTGCGTTTAGAGCAGACGCACCTGTTGAGGTTAAAACACGATTATCTCCATCATTTGCGATAATTACTTTTGAGGCTGTCAGGTTAGATAAACCAGTGCCATCTCCATAATAAGCACTTGAAGATAGCCCAACAGATGCCGTCAAGAGCCCAGAAAAAGTTTTTACTCCAGCAATCGTCTGATCGCTATAGTCATCAACCATGCTTTCAATGGAGCCACTATCTGAATTAATAAACTGAACGCTGCCCTTTAGGACATTATAAGCCATTTTTGTCTCCGAACAACAATAAATAGTTTAATAAAAAAAAGGATGCCCCCCATATAGGAGGGCACCCAAAGAGAAATCTGATTAAAACCAGAAGGTTATATTAGATGAGTCTCCAATCGTTGTTAGCAACGTAGACCATGCTAACAGCACCATAAGGTGATTCGATGGTAACGGAAGTTTCGCCATCGATAGTCTGTGAGCCAGCCTTGTTGATGATGACAACAGCACCAGTGAGACCCTTGGCCTTAACGGTAACCTGATCACCAACATCAGGAGAAGCTGGTAGGGTTAGGGTAGCGTTTGAGGTAAGGTCACCAAGGTAGTGGACACCCTGAGTAAGAGTATCGCCATCGCCAATTTCGGTGATTTCCAAGCGGAAGTGAAGCTGACCGCTAGCAGCGGTAAGCTGATCACCAGCCATCATGGTAGCGAATCTGGAGAGGTCGGTTCTTCTGAGAGTACCACCATCGCTGACGAGAATTTCGTCAGTGGTAGCCAAAGCACCACCGATGTCAGTCTGACCAGAGATGACGTTGTTGTTGAGCATTCCACTTTCAACAGCGGTAGCAGCAATGGTGAGAGCACCACCAGCAGCGACAGTAGCGTCACCTGAAACATCAGCGAAGACAGCATCGCGAACAACGCTGAAGTCAACCTTCTTCATGGTGCCGGCGTCGGAGATAGCGAACTCATCGGTATCAGCAACATCACCAGTCATTGCAGTTGCCATGTCAGCAACGTTAACAGCAAGAACACCAGAGGAAGCAATGAGACCGTCGCCAGCCATGAAGGTAGCAATGTCATCAATTGTTTCTTTCTTGGTGCTGTTATCGGTTGCATCTTCAAACACGAATGCGTCGCCAGAAGCAACAGCAGCGGCGGCAACTTCGGAAGCATCTAGTGCAAGAACACCAGAGGAAGCAGCAAGACCGTTACCAGCCATGAAAGTTGCAATATCGTCGATTGTTTCTTTCTTGGTGCTATCGTCAGTGACATCGTGGAACACGAGATGGTCACCAGAAGCAAGGGTTGCACCAGCAACTTCGGAAGCATCTAGTGAAAGAACGCCCGAAGCGGCAGCAAGACCGTTGCCAGCAACAGCAGTCACGAGGTCAGCAATGCTTTCCTTGCGGGAGCCATTGGAGTCGTTAGCATCAATGATAGCAAAGCTATCGTTAGCAACGTCAACAGCAGCAGCGGTTAGTTCGTTGAGGTCGAGGGCCATAACTGAAGAAGCAGCGGAAAGACCGTCACCTGCGAAGAGGGTAGCAAGGTCAGCAACAGCTTCTTTCTTGGTTACGTTTGAGTCGTTGGCATCAATGAAAGCGATGGAGTCGCCATGAGCGATAGCGCCAGCGCTTAGTTCGTTGAGGTCAAGGTCAATACTATCGATGGCGTCAACTGCACCATCGTAGGAAAGACCAATACCAGCGATAGAACCAGAGATACCGACCTTGTCGGAAGCAACCTTAACAGCACCAGAGACCTGGACTGAAAGGACAGCGGAAGCAGCAGCTAGACCGCTACCTGCGAAGAGGGTGGCGATATCGTCAATGTTTTCTTTGGCGTGAGTACCAGTAGCACCACCGTCAAGGAAAAGTAGATAGTCACCAGAAGCGATAGCGGCTTCGGTGGCTTCGGTTAGGTCAACATCGATCTGGTTTGCCTGCACATCGATGAGGGCACCAGCGCCAACAGCAAGAACAGCAGAAGAAGCGGTGAGACCGTCACCTGCGAAAAGAGTTGCGATATCATCGATAGACTCTTTCTTGGTGCTATCGTCAGTAGCATCGTGGAAGACGAACTTGTCACCAGAAGCGACAGCAGCGTCAGCAACTTCGGAGCTATCAAGAGATAGGACACCGGAAGCAGCAGCTAGACCGTTACCAGCAACAGCGGTCATGAGGTCGGCGACTGATTCAACCTTAGTATCACCAGTAGCACCACCATCAAGGAACATGAAGTGGTCGTCTGCAACTGCAACAGCAGCAGCGCTTAGAAGACCAGGACCATCTTTGAAAAGATTGTCAACGCCAATCTTCTTTAGAACACCACCATCACTGATCATCATTTCGTCAGCGGCAGCGAGGCCATCAGAAGCCAACTCAGTTTGAGCGGAGATAACATCGGTGTTTAGTTTAGCACCAGTAACACCAGCATCCTTGATGCGAAGAGCATCGGAGTTTAGTTCGACAGTTGAATCATCAACGCCGACAGCGAGAACACCGGAAGAGGCAGCGAGACCATCACCAGCAATAGCAGTAGCGTAATCAGCCATTGTATCGCGCTTCATAGTACCGTCTGCGTCACGGAAAAAGAAACTATCAGCAGCAACATCTAGAGCGGTGTCAGAAACACCAGAGGGCTTGAAGCCACCAGCAGCCTCAAGTTCTTCCTCGAATTTTGTGGAGCCACTAAGGGTAGCGGGTCCAACCTGAAATTTGTAAGCCATTTATAAAAATCCTCCTATGGAAAATGACAATGAGGGACACAAAAGTACCCCTCATTCTACTACTATTTAGTGCCCTATTTTACATATAGAAATCAAGTAATGAAGAACTTGGACGCCCCGTCCGTATAAACCATTAAAGAAGCATAAGGAGACTCTAAAATTACTTTATTTTGATTGTCGATTGTTTGACCCGAATCTGCCACAATTACGATATTGTAAGTATTTGAGGCGCCGCCCTCATCCTTGAAAACAAAGGTCTGACCGCTGTTGAGGGTGTTTGCGTTTGGTAAACTTGCAGTGATTATGGCGCTTGGAGTAGATGTATTTATGCCAATATAGTAGTCTGATTTTAGCACAGAATAGTTTGATGTTACGGCGACTCTATTGAGAGTCAAACCAGTATTTATTTTTGTTGTTTTGTTCTCGGCATCTACGGCAAACAGATCTGTACTGGAAGAGAACACAGAAACAGATCCAGTAAAGTGGTGGGTGTCGTTATTTGTATCCCCAAATATTGTAGAACCAGATTGGTTTATTTCAATAAGGTTTGTCTGGACAATATCAAAACCGTGAGCCTCTACATTTCCAGACACAACAAGGTTTCCTGAGACATGTAGGGTTTTATTAAACAGAACCCCATCCGAGGTTGAACTTAGTGTACAATCGGGACCTAGGTGTACCGAACCCGTGCCAACATAAAGTTCATTCCAACGATTGTCGGCAGTGCCTAAACTGAATACGGTGGAGCCAGATGGCACAAGTGAGCCGGTTATTGTTATTCCTGTGCTGCTAGAAAGCGAGATTGACCCACCTATTGTGGCTCCTGTGGTGACATCCAACGCCCCGTTAATATTTAAAGTATTGCTTGAAAATGTAATGTTTTCAGAACCACTTATATCGCCAGGACTTGAATGAAATTGTAGAGAGTTTATTGGTCCCTGGGCTATCGCATAGTCTGGACCACCTGCTGATGAAGTAAGTACAACATTATTATTGTCGTCAAGAGCAAGAAACGAAGAGGTGGTGGCTTGTCCGGCAGAAAGCGAAGATAGCTTTAGGGCGGTGGCCTCTATATTTCCATTAATATAGAGACGGGATCCGTTAAATTGTAAGTTTGGTTCTCCAACCAAGCTATCTGCATTTGCCCCAACTGTAAGCACATAGTCGGGGGTGGCGTTTGAGACAACTCGTGAGACATTTGTGAGATAAGTTCCATCACCATGAAACTCACCAACAATGGCGTTAGAGTGTGCGCCCCCATTTTCAGAAGGCTTGAAAACAACTTGTTCGTTTGCTACAATTGTTCCAGAGAGAAGGTTATAAGCCATTCAATAACCTCCCTATTAGAACACGAACCAGTTAGCACCATTTGAATAAAGAGAAATAGCGGGAGCAGAACCAGTTAGACCATAGGCACCATTGTTATCTATTGTTTCGCCAGTTGAAGCAGAAATTACAATCTGACCAGTGCGACTTGATAACTCATCTTTAAGAACCAATATGGCTCCAGAATTGTGAACAGATGCTGAATGTAATCTAAATTGTAGTGTACCGCTACCTCCAAAACCAATAATATAATCACCTGTGGAAGAGGTTTGTCCAGAAGTTGTTATGCTTCTATAGGTATGTCTCATTCCATATGTTATTGATTGGCTTAAATCTGGAACAACTTGAAATGTTGGTGCTTCTGATACTTTGCCAACAAAAAAGCTACCAGTAATTTGGTGAGTGTCATCATTACTATTTCCAAATATGGTAGATCCAGAAACAGTATCGGTCTGATTTACGACAAAACTACTAGCACTAATGGTACCAGAAACTAAAAGGGTTCCAGTAACATATAATGTGTTGCTGGAAGAATTAAAAATTAAATTTGAAGAGCCGCTTAAAGCAGCAGGTCCGGTTAGAAATTGCAAAGAACCTGTTGGTCCAGCGATAGTAACTGGATCATCAGGACAACTTACATATGCCCAACGAAACTGAGCCATCGGTTAGCCTACTCCAGATGAGCCCGACCAACTTGGACCAGTTGAGCCACTAACTCTTGATATGGGAACAGTAGTAAGACCAGCCATCACATCAACACTATCAGAACCAGATAGCCAAAGTTCTGAAACCTTAACTTCCAATCTAATAGTTGCAGGGGCCGAGTTGGCGTCGTTGTCGGTCTGAGCAACCCTAAGATAGTTGGAGCCTAAAACTCCATTCTGTGAGTAGCCTACTCTACAAGCTGTGGATCCGTGGTTAGCAACATAGATCCATCTAGTAATATATGGAAATTCTACCTTATGTCCACCAGATACCGAAGCATCGATTGAGCCACTAGCAAATGGTCTTCCACTAACCTGATATGCAGGCACATGATTTAAGCCTACTTCGGCTCTCCAAGATTTTTTAAACTCAGCCATAAGAAACCTCCGTATTTGTCTTCTTCGTAATAAATAGTCCTAACTATTTCTTTCACGCTTGGCTTGCAATCTCTTTTGCTTTGCTACATCTCGGCGTTGGCGACGGATGGCTGCTTCTCTTTTATGTCGCTTTACATCAGAAGGCTTCTTGAAGTATCTTCTTTCCCTAACTTGATCTAAGATTTTCGCTTTCTTGCATTTCTTAATGAACTTGCGAATCATTCTTTCGTGGTTTCCACGACATTCTCTTTCTCTTACTACAACATGGGCGCCTTTGCGTTTGCTCATCGTTAATCCTATTTGAGTGCCTTCCAAACTTTGCTTGCATTTCCAACGAGGGAACTGATATCTACGCCTGCATCGTTTGGATCGTCGCCTAGGACATTTGGCCTATGTGGTGACCCTGGGGTTCCTGATTCTCTCATTGGCTCTGTGCCCTCGAATAGATCGACTCCGTTGTAAGCATCACCACCGATTGAATCCAATAACTTTTTACGATGTTCTTGTAGTTTTTTGTTTGCCTCTTTGGACTTGCGCTTCATTTGCAGGTCTTCATTAAATAGGTTGTCGTTTTTTTTCTTTGGCTTGTTCTCGACTATTGGCTGTTTTGTTAAGCCAGCAGTAACCTGAGATACTACCTCTGTAAGAAGACCTTCTTCTATGAGGACTTCTTGGATGCATTCTTTTACTACTGGCTTCAGTAGTTTTTTGAGTTGTGATTTGTTCATTTATCTTCCCGTTTTGTTATGTTTTTTAATATATGAAGCAAAATATTATTTTTGCGTCCTTGGGTTGCCTGGGTGGCTGTATAGATTCTGTTAATTGCTCGTTGGTCTTCGGGGGAAACGTTTTTCCAAGCTTTTTCTATCTCATGTTTTCTAGCAACAAACTCGCCTCTATCAAACATTTTTTCTATTTTAAATCCTTCCTTGACATAATAAGATGGTAAATATGGAGCAACAAAATTTATAAACAGGCTTAAATCATTAATAAAAATATCTCGATCTTTTGATTTATTTGCACGCTTAGATTTCCAAGAATCATAAAGCGTATTTGCAAAACGAAGGTTAAATTTGTCAGATATATTGTAGGCTGGCGAGGGAGGGGCGGGTGATGAAGAGTCTTCTGGTGGCTCTTTGATCACCAAATCTTCCGGTGATATTGGGGATGGTGCGTAAGAAATCTCGCGTCCATAATCGATTGGTGAAGCAGAGTCTTCAGGTTTTTTTGTTTTTGAAATCTCTAAGTCTTCGCCAGGAGGAGCCAAAGATTTTAAAAAATCAATAACTTTGCCGGCATAACTTTTTTCATTAAGGGCAAGATCAACTTCTTCTTTTATTATCTCTTTTAAACGAGATTCAGTGATCTTCATCCTTTAAGACCTCATTTAATAATCTGTTGATGCGGTCAGCTTTTGTGAACACTTGGTTCTTGAACTCTTTTGCTTCTCGCATCATAAAAGCATTTGGGGTTGAAGGCTCTGACACAAAGTCAAAGCAAATAAGCTGGAAGTCTTCTTGGACAACAACATTTCCAGCGGCTTCGGACACAGAGCCCATGCCGCGAGAAGAGATGCCAAGTTTGACACCTGATTCTACAAGAGACTTTAGAACCTGCCCTGATGGGGTGTTGAGAACCTTGACTTTGCCCATAACAGATTTGTCTTCCATCCAAATGTCCGTGACCATATGTGAAGCGTTCTTCAAGTTGATTACGGAATCATCTGGATGATCTAGTTCGCCAAGCGCTCTGTTTTCTTTTACAAGTTTTTTGTAGTTTTGGACTTCTCTCATCAAAACCTTATAAGGGTAGACACGACCATTTCCGTTTTGGACGTCGGCTTCTTGGAGTTTGCCTGACAACATCATCCCACCATTGGAAACGAAACGCTTTTCGTCTTCGGTGAGAAGGTCTTGGCATACGCCGCCTTCACATAGTTCGTAGTATTCTCGTAGTAGTTTCATTTTAATATTCCAGATACCTTCTTGCTGCGCGCATAGTGGGTTCAATGTATTTGACTTCTTGGCTCGATTTGCGGGTGTTGACGTTATATACCCTTGAGACAACTTTAATTTTTATAGAACCATCATCTTGATACACAAGTTCTGCGTGTACGGGTGGGTGGTCTTTGATAAAATTGACGACTCTTTCTGCTTCGATGGTAGAAGCAATTTCCTCTTTAATTAATTCTTTTAGTTTTGCTTTTGTTAGTTTCATTTTTGTTGTTCTCTCAAAGTAAAAAAGCGGGCATCACCCGCGCGAGTTATGATCCCTTACAGCATAAACGAACAGGCTGGAGACCCCATTTGCTAGTTAGGTAGTTGTTCATCATTCCTCTCCATAAAAGTTGTCGTGTTTATAACTATGCCTGACTTTGATTCCTTCATCTCCAAATACCATGTTTAGAACATAGGAGGTGGCAGATGAAAGACAGCCAAGCAACAAAGCATTAGCAATACTTACGTCAAATGTAAATAGTTCAGTCCAAGGAGAAAGCAAGAGCAAAAACCACCCGACATGGAAACCCATACACATAGGGCAATGAAAAACCTTGCCGTAGCCCTTACAGGAGGTCTTCTTAGGGCGTAACTTTTTTATTATGGGCATGTCGCTGTAGACTAAAATTTGTGTTAGTCCGTAGGCTATGAGAACGAATAGTAGTAGTTCCATCATGCTTCCTAAATTGTATACATGTAAGAGAAAGTGTAAGGATCTCGGATGTAACCCTTGCGGATAGAACCTTGTTCAGCGCGCTGTGGCACCTCTCCAAGTTCTGTTGAATCTTCTTTGTCTGGTTCTGTGTATTCCTGCTCAAAGCCTGCGACTGCGGCTTCTGTTGCCTCAAAGTATGGACGCTCTTCTGTGATGAACTTTTCAATACTTACGAGAGCATACTTGGCGGCATTTAGTTTTCCGTCTGCTGGCTCTTGTAATGTTGCTTCCATGGCGCCGTAAAACGAACCGCCTTGGATAGACTCCATTGTGACGATGCCTTTGCGGGCCAAATGATTGAAAAGCCTGTTCTGTGCGCCGTATGTAAAGTCGGTCATCATTTGTTTTGGAAAAGCGGTAATCTTTTTGTCTCTTCCAGAGAGTACGATATCAATGTCTCCGTGATCGAAGATCATTAAATCTCCGTTAAGGGACTTGCGGATATCTAGTTCAAGGGTGATGGTCGGTGGAGGTGTGGCCTTGGAGACTTTTACATTTATCTCTGTTGGTCTTGGGAGGATTCTAACTGTTACAGCCATCGTAAATCTCCTTTACTAACTCTTGTGTCTTCAAAATAGTGAAGAGGGTCGCCTCGTTAAGAGTTGTTTCGTTTGCCAAACTTTGCAAGCGTTCCTTGACCAACTGGGTTTTCTTGGTCATCTCTGGGTCGCTGGCGATCTCTTCTACCTCTGTTGCCTTCTCTAGCGACTCTTTCAGTCTGCCGAGTTCGCGATTGAGGTAGATCTTCATTTCTAAATCTTCGTGAGAAAAAGAAGAAATATATCTGTTTAATAGTTCTTTTTGTTCTGATAGGAGTGTGCTGTCGTATTGTTCATTAAACTTCTTGACGAAAGTAGAATAAGTCAAGCTGTCAATAGACTTCATTTGAGACTCTTCTATTTTGCCACACATTTCATCAATAACTCTGCTCTCAAGAATAACTGATTCTTTTGGCGAGTTAGTGTTGAACATTTTTGCGATAGTGGCAAGAGATTTATAGTTTGGAACAAAATTGTTAAATGTTGTGGGAGACAGGTCTTTATTGATGTCGTTTATCATTTCTGTCTGTTGCTTGAAAAGTCCATCTGGATCGATTAATCTTTTTGAAAGTTTCACTGCTTCAAGGATCTTTTGGCTTGTTTGTTTATCCAAGTTTTGATTTTCGCATAGAGAACGATAGCACTCTAAATCTTTGCGTAGAAGAGAGTCGCCCGTAAAGTGTTTGCGGACGATAGAAACAACTTTTTCTTTTCTTTCTTTGTCGCCTTTAATAATAGCGATGGTTGCTTCCCGAGAAAGAGCCTCAAAAACGAATGCTGTGTTTCTCTTCTTGTTGTGTTTATTCTTCATTATTTGTCTCCGTTTCTTTTACTTCCAGACTCTCTATGAGCAACTTTACAGAACTATTAACTTCAAGTAAAGTCTGCTCCTCTTCTTGATCTCTCAAGTAAGTAGGATCTTGTTCCTCATAAATACCTCTCGCAAGCGATCTTAACTCCGAAGCGCCAGCGAAGGTGGAGCGGTCTGTGCCCATTTCAGGGGTTGGGATGCTCGTATAGTTTCTGGTTCTGGCGCCTTGGGGTCTCTTATCTGTAGACACCTTTTGATAGACTTTGCCTTTGGCACCTTTAGTTAGATATTTTTTACCTGTTCTCGACCTCTTGCCGAGAGAGGGGGCTAAACGAGGCGAGGGACGAGAGCCCGGAGGTGCTGCGAGAAGGGCGCCTTCTTCTTCGGCTGGCTCTTCGCCGCCTCCTTCATCGCCTCCAAGATCCAACTCATCGCCACCGAGGTCAAGTCCACCGCCTTCATCTCCACCAAGATCCAGACCACCAGGCTCACCACCACCGCCAGCAGCGGCTTCCACAACTTGCTCAAGGGTTGCGTCGTGCTTGCGATCGTAATACATTTCGCGCTGGTTGCGTAGGAACTCTTCGTGAGACATACCAAAGATATTGTCGGCAACCCACCGACGAGAGAAGTAGCCTTCTGTCGCTGATGCTGCGATGTCAAACTTGGTCTTCCAATGCTCTAGTTCCTGTAGTTCAGCGATCTTGCTTGGGTTGTTAAGAGAGAGTTTAAAGTTTATAAGATCGTCGCCTCTGTAACCAAGGGTGTAGAGGTGGATGATTCCGATCTTTTCTAGTTCGTGAATGACTGTACGCTGGAGACGCTGGATGGTTCTGGCGAAACGAATGTCCTTTGTGGCCAAAGTTGTCTTGTCTTCTGTCGCACCTTCGCCCATAGTAAGATAAGACTGGGGAATTTTTAATGCGGAGAACAACTTGTCACGAAGATATTTTACATCGTCTATAGCAGTTGTGTTTTGTCCGCCAGCGAGTGACTGAATATCAGTTACCGAGCCAGCACGAATGGGAATGTAATAGTCCTCTTCAATAGAGAGTGGGTTGTAGCGTAGGTCAATACGACCAGTATCTTTATCCACGATCGTGTGTCGCTTCAACTGGGTCACGATCTTCTGCATATATTGCTCAACTTCTTGGGGCGGGATAGCACCAACATCGATCTTGAAGACTTTGCGTTCAGAAGAACGAACGATGCGGTAAGCCATCATAGCATCTTCCATTAGAGTAAGTTGTCGCCAAATACGACGGGCTGGCTCTAAAACAGAAGTTCCATAAGGGGCATACTTATCATTTCCTAAAATGCGAAAGTGTGCGATTTGCCAGTTCTCAAAAGTCATACCAGCAGAGTTCCACTGGTATTGGACATAGTTTGGGTTTGTGGCGTCCATGCCCTCAAGGCGCTCAACCTCTTGAAGCGGCAGAGCGATAGTTGACTTGACACCAACTTCGTCATCAATATCAAGATAAAGAATGAAGTCGCCATACTTACACATTGTTCGGCACCAACCAAACAAGTTGTATTCAACATTCATTACATTTTTGTAAAGAATTTTTAGAACTGCTTTGATCTCATCATTGGCGCAACGAACATTGAGCATTGGAGACAGATCAGAAAATGTAGTCATCTCATCTGCATAGATGTCCAGAGAAGAAGCGATCTCTGGAGTGTATTCCATTTGATCGAAGTCGATGTATCGCTCTGAGCGTCGTTGGTTTCCGATAGCATTAGCAGCGATAGTGTCAAGAGGGTTGTAAGATTGCTTCTTGAACTGCTGTCCCGAAGCGGAACGAAAACGAGAAGAAAACTTATCAAGATGTTGTCTTCGTATTTTGCGCCCAGACTCTGAACGATAGTTGATGATTGGTCCAGAAAACAAACGAGTGAGAGCCTTAAATAACTGGGACTCTCTGTTTACTGGGTTTCCGCCTTGTTTTGGTTTTTGTGGTGCCATTATTTACTCACTTTATTATCCACATGTATTGAGAATACTTGTCTTTTGCTTCGTTCATTTTACTAGTTGTGTCCTCACCTGTGTAGCCTATTTGGCCTTTTATCTGTGTGTTGAAGGTTGTTCTAGAAGTTATGATAGCATCAACGAATGCTTTTTGATAGTTTAGGTCTCGGGCACTTGCTTGGAGCGCTGTGTCTTTTACCCAGCAGCAAATAGCGAGAGCCATCACCAAGTCATCGTTATATCCTCTCATCGATTGTGGCTTCCCGTTATGCCAAATAAAAGTTCTAAATTCATTTGCCAAACGTGAAGAATACGTTTTAATTAGTTTGTTTCTTATAAACTCTTCCAACTTGGCTACAATCAAAGGTCTCGTCTTTGATGTCGTGGAAAAACCAGCGATTGCGCCAGTCCTATGTTCTCCAAGGTGTTGGTCGATATACTCGTGTGTAGATTTGATTGAATAATAAAGGTTGGGATAGTCGTATTCTATAAGTTTATCAATAACAGTATAACCAATAGAATTGTTCTCTACAACCATCATCGCATTACCAAACTCTCTACCGACTTGGTTTAGCATATTCGCATAAAGGTCGGGCGTTGGTTTGCCTTGGTATTCTCCCACTATTTCCATAGTTTCTATTTTTAAAATGTGAAATGTTGAACTATCGGCGCCGTCGCCTCGGGCAACGTCTGCGGCAATAAGATAGTTACAGGTTGGATCGAACTCTTCCCAGATCCAAAAGTTTCTGTCAAAACCAGTTTTGTGCTTTGGTTCTTTTACATTTGATAGGATCCATTCTAGGTTGTCTGGATCGATAACAGTTTCACCAGAAGTATTGAAGTTACATTCTAACTCCTGTGCGATCTGGCGGCGGGTCATGTTTCTGGTTTCTTTCTTAAACCATTGCTCATCTCTTTCAGGATGAACCCACCACATTAGCGTTGTTAGATTAAAATTATTTTCATTGTTCTCGGCACCTACGCAAGTTTTGTGGAACCAGTTACCGACGCCGTTAGGGGTTGAGATGGCGATACACCGACCACCTGTGGATAGTGTAGGATATAGACCAGTCCAAAGACCTTCCAAGCCTTCAATGTGTGCTGCCTCATCAAGGACTAAAAGTGATAGTGCTTCTGAACGACCAGCATCGCCAGAGGTAGAAGCCGCCTTGATCGAAGAACCATTAGACAACTCAAATGATGTGCGGTTGTCTGTCGTGATACTTGCTATCCTGATCCAATCAGGAAGGTTCTTCATAATGTTCTTGACTTTGCGAACCAAGTTACCTGCTGTCTCAAACTTGGTGGCCATAACAAGGATGGCTTTATCTCTGTGAAACAGCATCATCCAAACAATGTAGCCAGCCGTGATCGTTGAGATACCTAACTGGCGACCTTTGTTGATGATGTTGAAGCGATAGTCGTTAAAGTCTTCTAGTAGTTGATCCTGATAATCATAGGTCTTAAACAACATAAGCCCGTGCATCGGGTGAGAGATACGGGCATAGTTTTTGAGAAAGTAAGAAGGATCTTTGCCGCACTTAACGACTTCTTTGAGTATTTGCTTTTTCGTTAGTCTTGGCATTCATCTTACTTTACATTCTTGGCTCAAGCATCGGGTCGCCTTGAATGTCACGGATAAGAGCCATAACTTCTTCATCGCCGGCAGCCAAGGCTTCCAGTTCTTCTGGGGACATCTGATCTAAACGAGCGCGTGTGGCTAGGGCATCAATTAATTTTTGCTCTGGGCTTCGCATACCAGTATCGTGGCGGGGCTCTGTGGTGCCTAATTCGACGCCATAAGTAAGACTATCTATCTCTTCCTTGATAATCTGCTTTAATTTTGCTTTGGTGATTTTCATTTCTTTTCTCCTGAATTTGCCGGTCTCTTATCGTTTGGTGGGCGTGTACCAAGACCACCTTGGGAGATAAACTTTTGCCAGTCGGCGGCGACCTGATCTTCTGTTGCTTCTCCAACAACATCAACCTTTTCCATTCCACCTATTCTGTAGTGCATTTTGGCCGTGACCCAAGAGCGAACTCTGGAGGAGTTTTCTACACGAATGTCGATCTCGCCTTCGGGCTTGAGGGAAATAGTTCCGCCACCCAACTTGCGAGCCTCTTTCTTCAAGAACTTTACGATGTCTGCCATCTGTTCCTCTACGCCTGCCTCAAAGCCATTAGCGTATACTTCTCTTAGTTGAACCTCGGACATATAAGATAGACACATCATTGGTCCATAAAACTTTACACTAAAGCCATCCATAACACGCTTATCTATAAGAGGGTTACCCTCTTCTCTTTTTAGTCCTGCTTTGAGGGCTTCACCATCTTCGGTGAGTGCTCCGTCGTATGCGTTTGCGGCGGCTTGTGATAGAGCCTGTATGATTTCGTAAGTTGTAGCCATTATTTCATTCCTTTACCTAAATAGTGGTTTTATTGTTTTGGTCGCCATCCTTCTTTCCAGCGTTCCTCTCTCCCCTCAACCCATTTGATGTAACATTCATAACAGCAGTCAAACTTTACAAGCGATACATCATCACGAGCACTATGGGAGAAAGCGCCGCAAACAGGACACCCTGTCTTTGACTCTCTATTAAGTAGTTTTTTGGAAACCTTTATTCCATTTACTTCTACTTTATCGTTTGCTTCGTCATTTTTCTTTTGTTTTTTGTAGAGTTCTCGCATCTGTTCAAGATACATCTTCTCTTTTTCAGTATCCCAGTTTGCTTTTGGATTCTGGATGGCTTCCTCGCCATACTTCTTCGTAATGGCCTGCTCTACTCTGACGATGTAATCTGGATCTTTGCTCATTTAGTTACCCTTTGTCGTATCTGGTGTTAGGAAATTAGGTTTCTCTGTTCCGTAAGTTGGGTTCTCGTTTATTCTAACATCATTCGCATCAAAATGTTTAATTTCTCCTGTTTCATAAAGTTGAATAACCCAGCAAGTATTCCAGTCGTGCCCATAGTCAATAAGAAAATGAGCCCATCCTGTCCCTAATGGGGTGGATACGCTCATCGGTGGTTGTATTCTATGGATTGTTGACATTTATGGCTTGCTGGATACCATAATAAGTAGCACCACCCAGCACTACGCCACCAGCAAACCAAAACCACTTATATTGGGGTGACTGCTTTTTGATTACTTCTTTGTATTTCTCGATCTCAAGATCTTTTTGTGCCACGATCTCGTCGTGCTCTTTGGTCAAAGTCCCTATTCTAACATTCATAAGGTCTTTGTCTAGTTTGTGTTCGGTGGCTGCCTTATCAAGTTGGAACTCTACTTCAAGATCGCACTTGATTTGCTGCTCTTCGTATTTTGTTAAAACTTCCGCAGCAGCAGGGGCACTAAGCAAAACGCCCTCAAAGGGGGCGCGTTCTTGTTCTGCGACTATTGTAAAGTCAGGGTCATCGGCATAAGCAACCGAGAACATCGTAAGAAAAAATAAACTATTCAACATATCTTAATCCATAGGTTTCGATAAATCTCTGGGCCACCAGAGCCTTATCTTGCTTGAACTCTTTTATTATAACCTCTTTCTCTGCTCTCGTCAAGTTCTCGATCTCTATTTGTCGGGCTTCATACTGCTGTTCTAGTTCTTTCATATCACGACGATAGCGATCCAAAGCCTCATCTCGTAGTTTCAACTCTTCGGCGTGAAGTGATTGGAGCGTCTCTATTTGTGTTTTTAGTGACTGCTCTGATACTTCGTGAGCCTTGATAACATTCCGCATATCGTATTGCGACTTGCCAAATACAACAAGAAGGAGCAGGACAAGCCCGATCTCCTTCCAGTGTCTAAGGCAGAATGCTAGGATCTTTTGTTTCACATTTCACTTACTTTTTCTTTGGCGTCTGCCATGGTCATCTCCCCTGCTGCCACCTTAGCAGCAAGGTTGCTGATTTTTTGTTCAATGTTTATAGGCAATCGAACCGCTGCTCTACCAACATTATAAAGATTTTTAAGCTCGTCATAGGCTTTGCGTGGTTGTTCATCATAAACCTCTTCCGAGATAGCCTCTATCTCTTCTTTGATGATCTCCTTTAGTCTTGCTTTTGTGATTTTCATTTTATTCTAGTCCTTTTAGTTTCACTATGGCATCAATAGCAGATTGGCCACCAAGATATAATCCAGAGATTATAACCCAGTCCGAAGAATCTAGAAGACCAGCAGCCATTAGGCTAGTCGCT